CGCTATTTATAGCAAGTGTTCCCTGAGATGATACACCTGAGCAAGTGTATAAACTGCTCATTACAACGAGAGAGGAACACATGAATACAATAACAATCGGTTCAGTATCATACAATGAACTAGAAGTAAAACATTACATTGACAACTCTAATAAGAAAACAGAGAAACTAAATGACGTTAACTATAAAGTACGAGAGTTCTTTGATGAACTTGAATGGTCAAGTAGTGAAGCAACAATCACTCGTAGTCAAGTCAATCAGTTATTCTCAACCATCGGACTTGAACACCTCAGAGGAAAGTTTAAAGCAACTGTTACAATCACTGCTTACGTTACAGACTATCCAGCAGAAGACGCAGAAGAAGCAGCCGACTGCATTGCAGATGACCTTGAAGTAACCATTGGCTCTACTGCTAGTATAGATGTAGATGATATTAAAGTAGATGATGTTGAAGAGGATGACTAATGAGCGTAGACCTAACTTATGTATTAAAGTTAGTACGTATTAATGAAGGCGATACAGCCCCACATTATTTTGAGTACGAAACAAATAAAGCAACCATCAAGTTCTTTTGTCCTGACTGTAAAGCAACAGTAACTAAGATCATGCGATCACCTAGTCGTATACTTATGCTATCCAAGCGCTTTGAAGCAGGAGAAATAGAAGCACCAGAGTTTATTACTGAAGTTATTGAAGCGTTAGAAGATAGCCGCCTAGCAACTGCTGGTTGGCATAAGGATATAGAATGAAACAAGAAGAATGTTATAACTGTGGCGACCCAGCCACACATGGCATTGATTCCAAATCAGTATGCTGTAATTGTTGGGGAGATTGCGGACATGATTAGAGAATGTATCCAATGCTTTAATATGTATGACGAACCAGATAACAAAGAAGATACATGCGACTTCTGCCAAGGTAATTTAAGGAGAAGGTAATGAGTAATGCATTCGTGCCTTACAATGGTACTGCTGGCTGGTCAGGTACTGATACCTCTAAGGCTAGGGCGGTAGATAATGTTAAGTCTGGTAGGGAATTAAACAACCAGCAATTAGCGTTACATCTACTAAAGAAAGCAGGAGTAAACGGCTTAACCTGGAAAGAGTTAAGCCAAGCAACAGAGATGCATCACGGTACTGCTAGTGGTGTACTATCAGTACTGCATAAACAAGGAGCAGCAGCACGGCGTGTTTTTACACGCAATCGCTGCAAGATATACATACATCAAGACTACAAAGATTTAGTTATTGTAGAACCATATGTAATCAAACAAAAACTTTGTCCGCATTGCGGCAATGACATCACAACATAGCCGTCACTATGTTATGATGGGACAACTAGTGGGCGGTAGGTCTCCTTGTCCTACCCCCACTAGTATCTAATCAAAGGAGAACAATGGCAGAGTTAGAAATACCTAGAGATAGATACGGCAGACCTATGGTAGTGCCACCTAAGGGTGGTAAAGCAGTGCCATATACACGTACTACTACAGTTGCTGGTTCATTAGATGATGGCACAGCGTTAGTAGCATGGAAGTTACGTATGGCAGCAGCAGGGCTAACGCTGCGTCCTGATCTATTACTGGCTGCATCAGCACACAGAGATAACAAGTTAGAGATGGACAAGTTAGTTGATGATGCAATGGAAGCAGCAGGTGCAACCAAGCAAGCAACTATAGGTACAGCCATTCATACATTAACAGAGAAGCACGACAGAGGTGAGAACCTTGGTGTTCTCCCTGAAGATTATGTTGCAGATATACAAGCATATGCAGATGCAACTAAACACTTTAAGAATATATTCATTGAACAATTCTGCGTCTTAGATAAGTACAAGATTGCAGGTACACCTGACCGCGTAGTTGAATACAAGGGTGAGTTGTTTATTTCTGATCTAAAGACTGGTAGTATTTCCTACCCAAATAAGATTGCCATGCAGTTAGCCGTATACGCACACGGCTTGCCGTATGACCCTGCCACGGCAACCCGTGGGGCTTGGGGTGGTGTGAACCAAGAGAAAGGAATCATTGTCCATCTACCTGCTGGTAGTGGTAAATGTGAACTACACTTTGTTGACATCAAGCAAGGTTGGAAGGGGATAGAACTAGCAATGAAAGTTCGTTCCTTCCGAGACACCAAGAAATCCCTAGTAACACCAATCAAGGAGTAACATGCATACAGAAGCACCAATCAGTATCAATCTACACACAGCAAACAAAACACAAATTACTTTGCGTGCTAATAGCGCAGATGAATTTACTGCACTATCAGCCAGCATCTTTGCTATTGTTGAAGCAGTTGGCGAAATAGAAACAGCAGTGCGCGGAAGCGCACCAGTTAATACAGCAGTACCACCACAGCCAGCCATTGCTGCAGTAGCAGCAGCGTTCAATGCAACTGATGTTGTTACAACTCCAGGTGCAGGCGCACGTCAATGTCCTCACGGTACAATGACACGCATCCATGGTTTAACAGGTAAGTTTGGCCCATACAAGGGACACTTCTGCCCTGCTAAGCAAGGCGACCCAACTAAATGCACAACAGTATATGTCAAGGCAGGCTCAGCAGAGTTTGCTACTTTCCAAGCCGATCAAACAAAGGCTTAAATGAAAACACTACGCCGTAGTATAGGCAAGCCAGAGGTGGGGGGAGAACCATTACCCCCACCTTTTCAGGCTTTCCAACGTGAAGGAATCATTCTGCGACGAGCAGAAGTTACCGTCATAGCAGGTACTCCAGGCGCAGGTAAGTCATCTATTGCATTACATATCGCAGCAAGGTTAAAACAACCAACACTATACTTCTCTGCGGATACTAATGCACATACAAACTTCTCTGCGGATACTAATGCACATACAATGGCAATGCGTTTGCTTGCTATGAAAGCCAAGATCACACAGCAAGAGGCAGAGTACATGCTTAAGACAGACGGAACTAAAGCAGAAGAATATCTGCGTGAGTTCTCTGGCATGTACTGGTCTTTTGAACCATCACCTACACTTAAAGATTTAGATGAAGAAGTATCTGCATTTGAAACTATGTGGGGTAGAAGCCCCACTCTTATAGTTGTAGACAATCTCATGGACATAGCAATTGATGGACATGAAGAGTTTGCAGGTATGCGACAGGTAATGAAAGAGTTAAAGTTCCTTGCCCGCGATACCAATGCAGCAGTTCTAGTGTTACACCATACGCAGGAAGGTGCGCCTGGTTATCCGTGCCAGCCACGCTCAGCGTTGCAAGGTAAAGTTGCACAGATTCCTGCTATGGTGTTAACTGTAGGGCAGATGATGCAAGGACAAGACGCGTACTTGTGTGTAGCCCCAGTTAAAAACAGATACGGTAAGGCTGACCATACAGGTGCAACCTATATCTCCTTATCGTTTGACCCAGCATCTATGTACCTTGAGGACATAGTGCGTGACTATAGACAACCAGAAATGACGGTATGATGCCAAAGTATAGAGTTACATATTCACAATACAAAGTAAAAGTTATCCGTGCTTCTTCACTAGAGATAGCAGAGGAACGTGCAAAGAAAATGGAAACAGGTAAGTGGGAACTTACGGAAGTAAGGGACGAACCTAACGCATGAGTAGCGCAGCCAAAGCCAAAGGCTCAGGAGCCGAACGAGATGTAGTCAAGTACCTCAAGCAATGGTTTCCTTATGTTGATAGGCGATTGGCTGGTGCTACGCTAGACAAAGGTGATATCTCAGGAATACCTGGAGTTACAATAGAGATAAAGAACCACGCCAAGATGAACTTGGCTGGTTGGACAGAAGAGTTGATAGTCGAGATGACTAACGACAATGCATGGACAGGCGTGGTGTGGCACAAGCGAGTGGGTAGGGGAAGCCCAGCCGATTGGTACTGCACCATGCCTGGACATGTATATGTAGATTTACTAAGGAGAGCACTTGGAGAAACCAAGCATTGAAGAGTATCTCCACTACATAGGTGCAGATACACCAGCAGTAGGTGCTGGTTGGCGCAAGATGAAGTGTCCTTTTCATCACGACAGCCATGCATCAGCAGCAGTAAACTATGATAAGAAC